GCCGCACAAGTTTTTGATATAGAAGAGATGGAACAAGTTGCTGAATATAAAGGTCAGTTGGGGACAACCGAGTTTGGAAACTTTCTCATAGAACTAGCTACCAAGTATAACGATGCTCTACTTGTTGTAGAAAACAACAACATAGGGTGGGCAACTTTACAGACTATCATTGATAGAGGATATGAAAATCTTTTTTATCAAGAAAAGAATCATCTAATTGTAGATGAGGACATTCAACACACAAACAAATATAGAAGTATAGACAGAAACAAAATACCTGGTTTTACTACAACAATGAAATCAAAACCATTAATTATCGCTAAAATGGAAGAATATACTCGTGAAAAGATGGTTAAAATAAAATCTACACGATTAATTGATGAACTTTTTGTATTTATATATAAGAATAGTAAAACTGAAGCATTAGACGGA